AGATCATCTTGGTTTCATCAGAATGAGTTTTGTATTCCAGACCAAACAGTGCATTCAGACCAGGTTCTAGTTCAGCGACTAGTTGCGCTCTATTAATGGCCATTAGACTGCTACTCCTGCGCCAGGATTACGTGCATGCAGATGGAAAACTACTTCAATCTCTGCATTAGCACCCCATGCATTGCCGGGCTTGTTAACCAAACCAAGTTGACGAAACTGATCGACGGAACTGGCTGCTTCATTGATCTCTTGTGCAGAACGACCAGTAGTAGTGCTACCAGCTGTTGCCGTAACATCAAGCAATGCGCCATTATCAGCGAACAGAGCGGCTCCAGTGGTTTGTGCAGAAAACACAATACCTGGATCAGAATAGACGTAACCAACTGCATCCGCATCGCCTTTAGTCGCTTGCGCGGCTGGCCAATACTTACTGTAGACAATTTCGCCAGAAGGTGCGGTGTATTTGCAACCAGCAAATACGCCAATTGCAGCACCGGCAGAAGTCGCTGTACCTACCTTAATGTAACCGGTAGCTAGTGCTTCTACCATATCGCCAGAAAAAATAGCGGCTGCAGTCTCTTTTGCAATCGGCATCTCCTCCATGCGAATAGTCCCACCCGTCAAATGACGAATAGGGGTAAACCCGTTAGGGGCATCAAGATTAGCCATGAGCTAATTCTCCTATAAAAAAACAAACAGAAATAAACGGAAAACCTTACGATCCTCCACCTTTGTTTTCTGGATTGCCGAATTCTGTTGTAGATTTCCGGTGGGGCGCCAGAATGGGCATAGTTGGGTTAGAATTTGCCATCAACTCATTGTCGATTGCTTGCATCTGTGACTTAGTGCGTTTCTTATAATAGTCACGACGTTCTTCCATCGTTTCTTTAGGGATACGCGCTAACATCATTCCACCTACACTTATTACGCCTGCATGTTTGCCATCATCAATAGTGGGTGCATCAAATCCTGGATATTCAGATGAACGAACGAGTTCAAAACCTTCTCGCATACGTTTGCTCATGTTCAGCTTATCCGGACTATTTGCCATCTCTGCTCTTATCCACCGATGGTGAAAACCTTCGGGTGGGGGTGGAGCATCCAACATTGACGGTGGTCGCCATGTTTTTCTGCGTGTTTGTTTATCACGAGTCTTAGCAGAGCGGGTTTCTCTGGATACTTCGGTATTTTCGGAATTTCCCATTTTATTTCCTTTGCAGGTCTTATAACCTGTGTTAGTTAATAATACTACTTGTCTTTCAAGTAAGCTTCAAGTGATTTAGCATACTCTGTTAACGGTACGCCTAATTTTTTAGCAACCCGTACTTGCGCTGCTGACAGGTGGACACGACCTGTTCTATTACGATTTACGGCGTTACTGTTAACGGGTGTGACACTGGATTGTGGATTTTTAAGGTCAGGTGTTGCTACTGTAGTTGATCCTTTGAAATGAACACTGTCTGGATAATTCTTACGAATTCTATTATCCAACTCTCTATAGTACGCATCTGTTTGCGGTAAATAACCGTCTTGTGTTACCAAGGTACGATGTATCGTTAACGCAGCTTGTGTCATTTCTTTATCTTCACCAAACCACTCGTTAGTTTCTGCCCATGCTTCTGCTTTAGGGTCAACCGTTTCTCTATGAATTGGAGGTGGTGTATACGCAGGTGTTTCATCAACAGGTTCCTCTAATACGCGCCTGAAACGAGTTTCAGTTTGCGCGGCCAAGTCCAGTTGATTACCCAATCGTGCTACTTTTTGCGTAGCATCTGCAACACCTTGTGAATCGTTAAGGCTATGTGCATTGGCTAAATCCATTCTAGCCCTGTCTAACTCCATTTCTAATCGAGTTTTATGCTCATTAATAAAAGCACCATCTTGATTAGTCTGGTTTTTCTTAAGTTTTGAGTTTTCTTCTTGCGTACGCTTTGCAAACTCAATAGCTTCATCACGTTGGCGTTCTGCCTCGCGTGTAGCCCAAGTCATTTTATCAATACGCTTTGCGGTTTTTTTACCGTGAATATCCCGTGCTTCAGGATGCGCATCCATAAACGCTTTATACTTTGCTTCTATGCTTTCATCGGATTCAACTGTTTCTGGTTCTTTTTTTGTTTCATTGCTAACACCCTTGATACCGTCTTCCGATGCAGCACTTTCGAGTTGATCTTCAATATTCGGATTTACTTCAACCTCAACTTCAAGACCGTCTTCAATCTCATCCGCAGGTTTATCGTTTTCATCCATTAATGTCATTGGCATTTTAACTTACCCCTACGTAGTCAGCAGGCTCTTTAACAGTAGCCAGTATTTCATCATCATTTAATATTCGACACGACAAGCCATCTTGATCACGATCACCGTGCATTGTAATTTTTGCACCCGCATAACGACCAAAGATTACATAATCACCAGGTTTACACCACGGTTCCAAGTCTTCACCAAATTTTGATTTATCCTTGTAAGCCAGTGGTCCTACGTCTACAACGTAACCAATAATAGTAGCAAGCTGTTCTGTTTTAATGGTTGATTCAGCCATAAGAATACCGCCGCGAGATTTACGCGGTTGTGTGTACGGCACAATCAACACGTGCCAACCATGAACTTTTGGCAACTTGTCACGCTCATTCTCAGCACGAAACTCGTTAGTAGGTGGTTCTACAATTTGTTCACGTTGTAACTCAACATGATCAGGAAGGGGTTTGGAGCCAAACGCGATTTGAGATTCAACCGCTGTCTTCGTCGATGTCGCCATTATTTATGTCTATCCTCTTTTGCAGGTCTTGAATTTCTTGGATTGCCAGGTTTAGACCTGATATTTCACCTGTAATCCGTCTGTAGTCAGGGAAGTCTTTAGCTCCCCCGCCACATAATACGGTTTCCCGTGTATTAAGCAATACTGATATTTGTTTTTTAAGTTCGGTTAAATAAATCATGGCTTCACTGGATTAGGCGGTAAGCCAGGATTTACCGTACTACTGGTCAGTATTTTCGTTATGTTATCAGCATGTGCAATACGTTCTTTACTAACACGTTCTTCTTCATCGTTTGCATGCTTCTTCGCATCATCTTCCGCTTCAATATCAAGCTGACGAGTCTGCAACTCAACTTGTGGATCAGGCGGTGTGGGTGGCTGTATTTCAGGCAATATTTGTTGAAACATAGACAACTCAATTTTAATCTTCTTCTCTTCATCCCCACCCGCTTTTTGTTTTGCCAACAGCGTAATGTGATTCATAATGTCCTGCACAATGTTTGCAGCAAACTCCATTCGGTTCTGTACATACGGAGTATGTAAAAACATCAAGTGGGCTTTAATGTGTGCCTCGTGATCCATTTCTGGTACGGCAACTAACATCTGATTTTGAAGTACTTTACGGTTTTCTTCAACGGGTGACAGTGGTTGTGGTTTAACTTCCGGCTTTAACAAAGTCTCTATGTCTGACACGCCCATTGCTGCATACATGCGTCGGTATGCTTCGCGTTCGTTATGTATGTGTGGCGCGGCCTGTGCCATCTGTAACTGTTGGCTTGCCAGCATTATACGTTGGGCCATGCTAAAAATGTTAGGGTCACTAACGGGTAACACATCAACACGGTCATCAAAATCTGATTTCATTACAAACCGATCCGCACCTTTAACGGCATACGGATACGGTTGATCATCGGGCATGGTTTCTTTAACCAGTCGAACCAGAATCTTAAACTCTTTCTTTTGTGCGTTGTGGATGCGTTTATGAATAGACGACATGACTTTCGTCCCACGCTCTAACATAGCTACCGTTGTACCAACGGGTTGTTGTTGACCGGATGTATCACCTACCTGCATATCGGCAATCGATGCAAATCGTTGACCTGACTCCACCAATGTACCCATCAATGCAGCAAGCACCTGACTCGGTTCTTTATACGGTAACGGCATAATCGCATCGCGTATCGATCCAGTGGGTGAATCAACATCACGAAACTCACCAGGATCTATGGGTTTATCTCCACCCTCAATCCGCATACCTTTAACTTTCAAACCACCAGGTAAGTTTGAAAACGTACCCGCATCAATCAACTGCCTTAGCATTGCCGTAACTGCTGTCGTCAAACCACCGATCATGTGTATCAGCCCAAAACCATAAAATCCCAATCCCGGCAAAAACTTATAATGAACAAAATGCGTCAGTTGTTCTTCTTCGCCTTCTGCGGTATTTCGTCGAATGGACAAGATTGAATTTGATTCAGGGTCAAGAGTCACAATGTACGGTTTTGCCGGATTCGGCATATCCATATCCATGTCGTCAGGCGTACCAGATAACACGGGGTGATCCAGGTGAGTGTGCATCTCAACTATCTGGTAGTTGGTATCATGCTGATAGTAACTACCCGACAAACCTTCAAGCTCATTGAGCTTTTGCGTAAGCTCATCTGCACTGTCGGTTGTAATGGGTTCTGGTGTGTGATCACTGGAATAGAAACCAGTGGCTTGATATTTTAACAGGTCATTACCACCCATCGTAAAGTCATGGGAAATGCGGGTGGCACTGGATAAACTTTTAGTACCGTACGGTACGGTTAAATGATCAGCCATAATAAATGTGCTGACGTTACGTTTCTTAACCGGATCGTGATACACCTTCTTAAACGCTGATCCAGACAACGGCAGATAAAACAGTAACTGGTCCATGTCTTCGTCGTACTCTTCCATCACATCTATAATCTGATAATTCAGATAGTCTTGTACACGTGTTGCTTGCGCCATCCGTTCCGGTGTTTCATCACCCACCACTTTACCCAACACGGGTCCACCAGGCGGCAGTATTTCTTTATACGCTTGTGCCTGAAACTGTACAGCTGCTTCGGCTAACAACGGATGATACACACCTGATGCACCCGTAAACGGTTCGCTTTTTTCCTCAATCTTAATACCCAACAGATCGAGTCCTTTCTCGTAAGCTGTCTTCCAGTCTTTACGGGAGTCGTTGTCGTTTTCCCATGCTTCGAGCAATTCACTGGCTAATTCAGTTAACTCACCTTCTGAAAAATACGACACCAGATTAGCATTATGTGGAGCAGACTCAATGGCCGGTAACTCGTCGTTGCCTGGCATCATGCCAATCATCGCACTACCGTCTTCTAATTCTTCAATCTCCATATCGCCTTCTTCACCGTCACCAATGACGTTAAACGGCAAGTCCAGTTCAACATCCGGTGCCATTGGATCAGCATCGTCAACGGTATATGCGTTTGTGTTCTCGACGTTATTTACAGCCATTCGGCTATCTCCTAATAATATTTAATCTTGCGGCGGGGAATAAATTCATCATCCTGATCGTCGGTGCTTAACCGAAGTAAACCACCTTTACGAAAACGCATTAACGCGCCTGTTGTTGAGTCAACCTGATCGTCATACTTGCCGTTGGGGAAATTGTGACATTCCTCAATCAAATCATCTGCCCATTTATGTTTCGGTGCCCATATTAGACCATTTTCCAATAACACGCTAACGCTGTTCACACGTGATAACTTGTCCGTTCCTTTTCCGGGCGTAAACGTTTGCACCGGTACACCGCCTTGTCGTAGTTCATGCGCCAAGGGTGTTCCACTGGCTTTTGCTTCAATAATGACCGTATCGGGTCCCCAATGTTTATACAATCTAAACGCTTCTTTTTTTAAATCCGTAAAACTCATGCGTTTGCGTACTACATCTAACAAGATCAAATGCGCTTGTTTACCATTGAACCGATGCCCTTCTTCATACTCAGACTGAAGGTCATGCCCGTCCATTCGTCCTTCTGGCTTAAATAATCCCCACGTAGAAATGACACTAAAGTCAGCCTGCTCTTTAGCAGAGTACGCGGTATCCATACTCTGAATCAGATAACTACACTGGGGTGGTTTATCCTCACACCATCGGTTCCAGTCTTGTCGTCGTAAGATACTACCCGCTTCTGTACTCGGACTTTGCTGAAACAGCGCACCCCAGTCTCTTGCGGTCATTGACTTGCGAAGTGCTTTTAACGCAGCACTGTCATAACGCGCTGGATGCAATGCATCCCCTATGTTCCTGTACTTTTCCTGTCGTGTGGCTTCTGCAGGGTACACAATAATTTCCCACTGCTCGCCACCGTTTTTCATGTCGTGCAGCAAACGTCCGGCCAGATCATCTTGATGCCATCGGGTAAGGATTAACAAAACTCCACCGCCAGGTTCAAGTCGTGTTCTTGCAGTCGAAGAATACCAGTTACCCACCAACTCGCGGTTGGTCGCACTCTCTGCATCTTCGCGGTTTTTGATCGGATCGTCGATTATAAAACAATCTGCGCCTCTTCCTGTAATTCCGCCACCAACGCCAGCAGCTAGATAACCACCCATGTGTGTTGTCATCCAGTTTTCAGTAGACTGTGAATCTTTACCTAACTCACAATCTTTAAAACAGGAACGAAACTTTGTCGATCGAA